TCGGGTGTGGTCAGCCGAGGCGCCCGACGCCAAATTTGGCAATTTCGCGGTGTCAGATCTCGCCATCTACGTGCGGGCGATCGAGATGCTCATCCAGCACGTGGCGGCGCAGACGCGCACCCCGCCGCACTACCTGCTGGGCAGCTCGGGCAGCTTCCCCTCGGGCGAGTCACTCAAGGCCACCGAGACGGGCCTCGTGGCCAAGGTCCGGCGCAAAATGTTGTCACTGGGCGAGGGCTGGGAGGAGGCCATCCGGCTGGCCTTCGCCGTCGAGGGTGACAACAAGCGCGCCGAGATGATCGACGTCGAGACGATCTGGGCTAACCCCGAGTCGCGCATCGTCGCCGAGACGGTCGACGCCGCGGTCAAGATGGGCTCTATCGGCGTGCCGCGCCCGGCGCTATGGGAATACATCGGCGCCAGCCCGCAACAGATCGCCCGCTGGATCGTCGAGGGCGAGCCCAAGCCGACCCCGGCGCTGCGCGAGACGGTCGCCGTCGCCGCCACCCCGCAACAGGGCGAGGAGATCGCGCTAGGGGAGACGCCCACGGGCGCGCCGCCTGGGGCGCCTCCCGCGGCGCCTGCGGGCACGGGCGCCCCGCCCCCTACTTCACCCCCAAGACCACCGTTTGGAGGCCGTAAGTGACCCCTGACGAACCCGGTTCCGGCGGCGCGACGCCGCCAGCGAGCCCCGACCCCGCTGCGGGCGCGACGCCCGGCGGGCAGACGGACCCCAACGGCAACGCCGATGGGCAACAGGGCGCGACGCCCGACCCGCCACTCGGCGACGCTGGACAAGCGGCACTCACCAAAGAGCGAGACGCCAGGCGCGATGCCGAACGTCAAGCGAATGAGTACCGCCGCCGCGTTGCCGAGCTAGAGGACGCAGGCAAGCCCGAGCTAGAGCGCGCATCGTCGGCGCTCAAGCGGGCCGAGGCCGAACGTGACACCCACGCGCAGCGGGTCGCCGAGCTTGAGGCACAGCTCGCCGACCGCGACGCGGCCGACCTTCGACGGAAGGTCGCCGCCGAGGTCGGGCTACCGGCCGACATGGCCGACCGGCTGCGTGGCGACAACCTGCAAGCGCTGCGGGGCGACGCCAAAAAGCTCGCCGAGGCGATCTCGGCTGGGCGGCCCGTGGGTGACATTGGGATCGGCCGCGGCAATGCGGCGGCTGGCACCTCAGGGCGGGGCGACATGACCCAACTAATTCGTGAGGCGGCCGGTCGCGGCTAGCAGACCGCGCGACGCACTGACACACCCGGCCGCCGCCTCCGCGCCCGGAGGGGCTCACCCATGCCTTACAACAACATCATCAGTCGCACCGACGCGGCTGCGCTCATCCCTGAGGACGTTGCCTCAGAGGTGATCAAGCGCTTGCCGCAGACGTCGGCGGCGCTGGCGCTATTCCGCCACGTCACCATGTCACGAGCGCAACAGCGTATGCCGGTCATGGCCGCGCTGCCCGTCGCGTATTTCGTGAACGGTGACACCGGCCTCAAGCAGACGACCGAGGCCGCGTGGGGCAACAAGTACCTCAACGTCGAGGAGATCGCCGCGATTCTCCCGATCCCCGAGGCCGTGCTCGACGACGTGGCGTTTGATATCTGGTCTGAGGTGCGGCCGTTCCTGGCCGAGGCCGTGGGCCGGACGCTTGACGCCGCGGTGTTCTTTGGCGTCAACAAGCCCGCCACGTGGCCCGAGGACATTGTCGCCTCGGCCACCGCCGCGGGCAACGTGGTCACCGAGGGCGGCTCGACGCCCGAGGAGGGCGGTGTCGTCGGCGACGTCTCGGACCTGTTCTCGACGGTTGAGGCCCAGGGCTATGACGTCAACGGCATCATCGCTCAACGCAAGTTCAAGGGCCTGCTGCGCCAGGCCCGTTCGACCACCGGCGAGCAGCTCGCCAGCACCGGCGGCGACGTCGGCAATGCGACGAATCAGCTCTATGGCGTCGACGTCACCTATCCGCTGCGTGGGCTGTGGCCCACGGGCGCCGGTGCCGCCGAGATGGTGGCCGGTGACTTCACCCAGGGCATCCTGGGGATCCGGCAAGACCTGACGTGGAAGATTCTCGATCAGGCCGTGCTGACCGACAACGCGGGTGTCGTGCAGTACAACCTCCCGCAACAGGACATGGTGGCGCTGCGCGTCGTGGCGCGCTTCGCCTGGCAGGTGGCCGTTACGCCCGAGCCCGAGAACGTCGCCGGGGCGTATCCGTTCGCCGTGATGAAAGGCGCGTGATGACCGACTCTGACAAGACCGAGACGGGCCCGAGCGCGGTCACCATCGACGAGGCCAACGAGGCCGGTTTCCTGGGCACCGTCGCCGACCCCGAGCCCAACGACAGCTATGCGGTCGGCGGCAAGCTGGCCCAGCAACCCCCAAAGGCCGACAGCTCGTCGAGCGCCGACACCTCGTCGTCGGCGAAGTCGTCGAGCAGTAGCAGCAAGGCCTCGACGAGCAAGGCCTCGGCGTCGTGACCGATTGGCTCGTCGAGGCAACCGCGGCCGGGGTGCTCCCGCTCGTCGACCCGGGGAGCTACAGCTCCGACGGCGACGCCTACACCCTCGCGGGCGTCTCACGGCCTGCCCCCACCGGCCCGCCGGTGCTCACCTCGCTGAATCCGACCGAGTTTGTCATCGGCTCGCCCAGCGTGGCCCTGCACTGCACGGGCTCGGGGTTCACCCGCGATTGCTTTATCAGCTTCGCGGGCCAGGCCGAGCGCACTGACTACCACTCAGACACCGACGTCTCGACGTTCATCGACACAAAGGTGTGGAAGGGCGCCGACACCGTGGCGGTGTCGGTGGTCAGCCAGACGCGCGGTGGCTCCAAGCCCGTCGAATTCGAGATCGTCGAATCGTGAGCCGGGGTGTGGACGCCTGAGCAGGAGGCCGACGAGCTTGCGCGCGCTGAGCTGTGGCGCGCGCAAGCTCAACGGCGCCGTCAGTTTCAAGGGTGGCTTTGGTTTACCGCACTGGCGGGTGACCCCGCAGGCGCCGCCCAGCTCTATGCCAATTGGGCCGCCGTCATCGGCATGCGGCGCGATGACTGGCTCGACCCCGCCGACGACCCCGAGTTTGACCCGCTCGGGATCTCTGACTCGGTCAACGTCGGCACCTGATCTTTCTCCCGGCCCGCGAGGACGCGCGGGCCAACGATCAACCAAACAATCACCCAGGGGGTGACGTAGTGAGGGCAGTACGTCTAATCATTCCGGTGGTCGCGGGTGCAGCGATCGCCATCAGTGCCGGTGTGGCCAACGCCTCGGCGTTGACGCCCACCCAAAGCGCCGCGGCGCACATCACCAAGGCCAAGGCCTCGGCGTTGCGCGGGCCGCGAGGGCCTCGTGGCCCGGCTGGCCCGCGTGGGCCCGCTGGACCGGCGGGCCCCGCCGGTGCCGTCGGTCCTGCTGGCCCGGCCGGGGCCATGGGCCTCACCGGCCCGGCGGGCCCGGTTGGCCCGGCTGGCCCTGCTGGCGCGACCGGCCCGGCTGGGCCTGCTGGCCCGGCCGGTGACTCGCACGTGACCGAGTTTCATTTCGGTGCCGTGCCGAGCACACCGTCGACCACGGTGGCGCACCTCGACGGGCTCGACCTCAATGCGAGCTGCACGGCGGCGGGGCGTATCAATCTGATCGCCCAGGCGACGGATAACTCGCCGGGCGTGCTCACGGTGCGCGAGGGCCTCGCGTTCTCGATCATCACCCGGTTCGGGACGGCGAATACGACGTTTGAGGTGCTCATGTCGCCGCTCTCGTCGGCCGCCAACCGCGCCGACACGGAGGTGCGTTACATCTCCAACGTTGGCCAGGTGACCACCGTTTCGGTGGGTGCGACCGACGCCGCCGACGGCCCCAACGGACTCGGCACCTCGGTGTGCGCGATGTTCGGGACGGCCGCGACGTTCTGACGCAATCCGCGGGGCGAGCTTCGGCTCGCCCCGCCCCTTACCCCATGTCCACACCGCCCGTCATCAGCCCGACGATTGCCGACGTCGCGGCGCTCATCCGCGCCCGCACCAAAGACACCAACGGCAACGAGGTGGGCACCTTCACCGCTGACACCCGGCCGACCGACGTGCAGGCACAAGAGGCGATCGACCATCAGGTAATCCTGCTGCACACCAAAGTCGGCGCCATCGGCCCCGGGTGTGCGCCGGTCGCCACTCTGGCCGCGGCCTACGGCGCCGCCGCCGAGATCGAGCTGTCCTACTTCCCCGAGCAGGCCCGCACCGACCGCTCGCCCTACACCTATTTGATTGCCCGATGGGAGGAGTACCTCGACGGCCTCGTGGCCTGCGTCGAGGGCAACCTCCCCTCAGACGGCGACGACGGCGATCTCGCCGCCGGGCTGCGTTACGGCACCGTCGACGCCATCTCGGGCACGGTGTCGGCGTACTACACCGGCCGCACCTGGCCGCCGCTCCCGCCCTGGCCCGAGCCGCCCACCGTCGAGCCCGTCGAGGCCGTCGATGACTGAGGCGATCACGAGCAACGCCTCAGAGCTGGCGGATCAGATCAACGAGATGGCGCAGCGCGTCGGCAACCCGCAGCGCTTCCTAGAGCGCGCCCGGCGCCTGCTCAACGCGCAAGAGGCGCAGGTGTGGGCGACGGACGGGGGCATCCTGGGCGCGCACTGGGCCGCCGCGGCCGAACCTGACCGCAAGGTCGACTCACGCCTGCTCGTGGCCTCAGGGGCGCTTAGAGCGGCTCTGACGGGCAACAGCGGCTCTATCCATGGCCCCGAGCTGACCCTGCGCGACTCAATGCCGCCCTATGGGGTGTTTCACCAATACGGCACGAGCAAGATGGCGGCCCGGCCGTTCCTGGGGTTCTCGCGCGACTTCGCCACCCAGCTACTTGAGCTGTATCAACAGGACGTCGAAGGGGCCGAGGC